GCTTTTTTAATTTTTCTTTTTATATCCATAGTATTATATTACTACCGATCGGCTCCAGTGTCAATACGATAACTGAACTGAAGCCAATGGTAATTTATGTTTACTTTGCTTGTCTTGATCTAATAAGTTTTAGAATGTCTTCAGCTCGTTTGGCACTATCACCATTTGATGGTGTTGTAGATACACTCGGTGTTGTAGATTCTTCACTTATTGGTTTTTCAACCGGTTCAACAGTACTAGTAACATTTTCTGTTACTGTTTTAGTTTCTGTTACTGGACTAGACCCATTTGATGTAGCCGTATATGCCACGCCTGCAGGTCTATAATATTGTCCGTATTTTTCCAGATCATAAGCCTCACCTTCTACAGATTTTTCAAATAATTCTTTAATTATTTTTACTTCTGCTTCGGTTGGCTCTTTTGGTCTAAAGTCATTAAGATTATGCAACCCGAAATTTTCAATTGCAGATCTTTCTGCTTCATCGAGTGCTCTTTCTTTTCTTGACCATTTAGAAGTAGAGTAATCAGCGTAACCACCTTTAGAAGTTTTAGTTATTCTAAAGTCCACTCCTCTCACAGAATCAGTTGGTAATTCTTCCATTTCTGGATCCATCAATGCTGATTTTATGATATTAAAGATTTGTGGTCCAATTATAAATCTTCTAATTGGATTTTCTGGTGTTGAATCTTCGGACAATGGGTTTTGTACTACAAAACCTTGGAAGATATAACTTTTCTTCTTCCAGTATTTTCTACCCATGTCTTCCATGGATTTGTCTTTGAACCATGGTCTAACTTCGGTTAGTACCGGACAAGTTTTACCGTACATTTCCATACACGGAACTTGTACTTGTACAGGTCTAGAATCTGCCTGTCCTTTGATACCCGCGAAAGGCAATTTGATCATTGCTCTCTCACTCCAAAAGAAAGTGTTGTTTGGATCTTTATCTGGTAAAAATCTTACTACCGATTCTTGTCCTTCTTGTATGTTCCAGTGTGGGTAAATGGCGTTGTCTCCGCCAGTTGATGTTGAAGAACGATTAACTTCTTGAGATTTTAGTTTCGCTCTTATTTCTGCTAGTGTTGCCATAATATAAGCCTCCTTTGTTGTTTGCCTATGTTTGTTTTTATATTGCCTAAATGTATATTAGACTTAACGTATAATATACGCAGTTATTTATGAAAAGTCAAGAAAATTATTTAGAAATTATTTGGTAAATTAAAAAAATTTAGATACCGGCTAATTTTTTAATACTATCAAGTTCTGTGGATTCTTTTTTGGCATCAGAGGCCGCTTTCTTCATGGGCTCTGTTTTGTTACCATCTTTGTCCAGATCTAAGAAATCTGGTTTTGCTTCTGCTAATTCTTCTTCGTTAAAAAATTCTTCTAGTTTTAATCCTGCCAATTCAACAGCATCTTTTAACGTGTACTCTTTGTCGCCTACTTTAAACTTATCTCCTGCTTTCATGCCCGCCGCTTTGGCTTTTTGAACTGCTAGAGCAAATTCGTTGCCTTCTGTAGTGTTGACATCATCTGCCATGGACATCGCTCTTTCATCGTAGTCTTGTCTTACCCAGTTGATATAAGCACTAGATGATTCTAAGTCTGCCATTTGATCATCAGTTAAATCTGTGCCATCAATAAATTTAGCAGAATTGATCGGAGCAATAACATCACTGTAATCTTGCATGTCGTATTCAATGCTTTCTGAATCAACTTCTTTGCCGTCTATGATCATTGGTTCGTCATTTTCGTTTACTGCTTCTTCGGCTCTGCCTGCTAATTTATTAAAGTTGCTACTTAAATATTTTCTTGCGGAATCGTAGTCAGCACTTTTAAAAGCAGATTCGCCGTCCTTGTCTAGAACATCATAAACCATTTTTCCGTCATCGCCCGAGTACATACTGACATATGGTTTTTGTTCTGTTATATTGTCTGCCCATGATTCAAACTGTGCTTCAATGTTTTCTTTTGCTTTACCTTGTCTATCTTTTTTTGGATTGCCAAATTCGGCTGGTTCCATTCTGACTTGATTTTGATATTCTGGATCACCTTGCATTTTTTTGTAATCGTCAACATATCTTTTTGCCAATTGGAATGCAATTTTTTTATTTCTTATATAGTCTTTTGATGGTTTAAAAAATGGTTCACCTTCCTGAGAAATTTCATCAGCAACGTGTGATGCAAAGTTTGCCACTCTATCATCGTCGCCATCTTTGGTCATCATTCTTGCCGCAATGTCGCCTAGGATAGATCCAAGCATTCCGTTACTGTCCGTGAATTTTGTTACAGATAGCATTTTATCTGCGGCGTCGTCTTTTCTTAGAACTAATTTTTTATTTGGATCTGTTAAGAAACTTGTTACAACAGCACCGTGGTCGATTTGAGGTGCATCTGCTCCGTCATCTTCTTTGTAGTGCTTCTCGTCTTTTTCAATTTTTGGTAAATCATTTATATTGCTGTTGTTTTGTAATTCGTCTTTTGCTTTTGCAATATCGTCATCGCCGCCGTTTATGAATAACGTGCCTTGATTAAAGAAACCGTCGATGCCTGCATTCTTGATTGTG